GATCCTTCCATAGATTTTATTCCTAGTTTCCAGTTTTCACTGCCTACTAGTCATAAACCTTGGGAGAACCTTGCAGTACTTCTGTTAGCTCATTCTAATAGCTTAGTTCCGTTCTTTAAGTAATTCTTAAAGAACTCCTTCCACTTAGTGGAGTTACCAATGTCTCTTTCACTCAGCTCTCCTGTGGCAGGAGGGGCCCAGACTGGTTTTACGTCTCCGACGTACACCATTGTGGCCGATACGGCTCCTACTAGTGCCGGCAAACAGTATGCTGTTTCCGCCAAAGGCGGTACACAGACTGGTGTTGACTCTAGTAGTTCACCGTCTCGTCCATTCACCATTACTCTATCACGTCCGCAGGTTTTGAGAAGCCTGCCAGTGGTAGATCCGGTGACTGGGGTTCTTCGCTCTGTTCCGAGGAACTCTTACAAAGTCATCGTCCGTAAAGGCGTTACCCCTCTGGCTGGCCAATCTTCAGTGGTGCTCAATGCAACACTGACTTTGGACATCCCAGCGGGTGCCGACATTGCGGATGCTGCCAATGTTCGAGCGGCCCTTTCCCTTCTTGTCGGAAGTCTTAATCAGATTTCTGACTCGATTGGAGACACCTTGGTTACTGGTGTGATCTGACATGAGTCAGATTTCACAATATATCAAGGAGCATGGCCATGCGATCTTCTACACTGCAGTATTGGCTTTGGAACACAGTCATCTTAGTGATGGTCTGCGTTCCTTGGCTGTTGCTGTCTTGTCGATGATCACTGGTGTTACGATTTAACTAATCGTTTCACTATCCTCGTTACATCGGGAGAACCTCATGGGCCTTAGTCCTGATCTTCTTTCTGAAGCCATCTTCCGTGATGTTTGGCGTTTTTCTGCTGAGGTATATCCTCTTGGAGAAGCGCCCCCAGGCTCTACTTATAAGCAAGTAGCTTCAACTCAGTTACGTCATACGCTTCTTAAGAAGTATATTACGTCTTCTGATGTTGCTGATACCAAGTCTTATAATAGATTTCTTACTTCGAACAAACGTTGTAAGTTCTGGGAGTTGCAGGTTGATACAGAAGTTGATAGACTTCTTCTTGGTGAATTCCAAAAAGAGATCGATAACTTCTTTCATCCTAATGGCCAGATGCTGTTCTCTTCTTATCATGAAATACTTGATAAGTTTAGAACTGGCCCTGGTTCGGCGGTCGGAGCTAGAGGGCAAAGCTTTTATGCTAAGCTATTTAGCTCATTACTGTCGACAACATCATGGCATCTATACGGAGAGTATAGACGCTACGTCTCCATGTACCCTCGGTTTCTTGAGGCGGAATGCCTCCGCCGAGAAACCTTTGGTGCATATGACGTAGTGGCTGGCAACCGGTTAAGCTTCGTACCAAAAACGTCAGATGAGAGCCGTATGATTTGCGTTGAACCTAGCTTGAATATGATATTCCAGCTGGGCTTAGGCGCGATCCTTACTGAGCGTTTGAGATCTATATCTATAGATCTCGCACGACAGCCTGAGATCAATCGACGGCTGTCACATATCGGTTCGCGAGATGACTCGTTCGTTACGATCGATTTATCTTGCGCTTCCGATTCTATCTCTTTGGGTTTTTGTAAGACCTTCCTTCCTGGTTGGTTTTACGATACGCTCATTGAGCTTAGATCTCCTACCATGCAGTATGGTAACGAGAATGTGACTCTAGATATGATATCTACTATGGGTAATGGTTTTACATTCCCCTTGCAGACTATCATATTTAGCTGCATGATTAGAGCTGCCCATCGAGTATCTGGTGTTCCAGTTCTCGATGGTTCTCTGCAAAATTGGTCATGTTTTGGGGACGATCTGATTTGTGAGAAACAAAGTTTCTCATGCCTTAGACGTCTCCTTTCCATCACTGGTTTTACATTGAATAGCTCTAAGACCTTCTTCGAAGGTCCGTTTAGAGAGTCCTGCGGAACAGACTGGTTTTATGGCCAGCCTGTTCGTGGTGTTTACATTCGTAAACTCCATTCTAAACAGGATATCTTTATCGCCATTAACCTTTTGAATGCTTGGTCTGCTTATACTGGTATAGCATTGTTTAATGCTATACAATATTTACGGAGTGGGCTTCAGGGTTTTGTTCCCCTGATACCCCTCTCTGAATCTATTGATGCCGGTATTCGCATCCCAAGCATTCACATACAGCGCTTTCGTTTGAATAGGAACAAAACACCTATTTATAGGTGCTATGTCCCTCATTCTCACGTTGTCGTTATATGTGACGGTACTATCCGTGTACCGCATAGGTCTAAGAAATTACTTTTTAACCCCCCTGGGTTAGAACTTAGTTTCCTTTATGGTGAGTTGGTAAACTATAAAATACCAGTCAGGCATGACCGTGTAAATTATAGTTTGAAGCTCCGATGTTGTCCCAACTGGGACTACATCGACGGTTCTATGTTAACCAACGGGCTTAACATAGATAGG